TTAGTCTACATCTCTTTTTTTCAAAAAGATGGTTAACAACACAATTACAAACAGTATTACATATACTGCTATCGCTTCCACTTTTCCAGAGTTCAACCACTTCATGATATCGTCAATAAACGGAATACCTAAATATTTAGGAACAAACCAATCTTTCATATCTTTCACCTCAATTTTCTACCGCTGAAAATAGCGTATTAACCAATTTCATTACAAACATACCAATACATATACAGACTGTCAAAAGCACCACAAAGTCCGTTAATTGCTTATTATCAAGCTTTACAGTCGCTTGTGGCTTGTTTTGCTCAATCGTAGATATCAGCTTGCTATCATCATATACGGCTGTTTTAAGCTCATTATAAGCCGACCAGTCCTTTGACACCTCTTTGTCTTTTAAACCACTTAAAAGCTCGCTAGCGTCATGAGAATTAGCTTCTGTATACTTTGCTATATTTTCTAGACTTTCCCGCTGCTTTTCTTCTAAATCATAGTGATACTCAATCCATGCGGTTTGCTCCTCCGCCGTCAACGGCTCTTTATCAAATTTCATAATTTTAGCATATATTTTCATATATTCATCTTTTTTCATAAATTCATCTACCCCATTTTTTCTTTTCTTTGATTAAATCTTCAATAATTTGCGTTTTAGACAAACCAGTTTGCGACTGTAAATACAAGAGTGCAAAATAGCTTTCATCATCAATGCAAATATGAATATGTCTAGTCTTCATCAAAATCAACCCCACAACCGAAATAGTTAATCGGTATATATCTATCACTTACAAACAAAAAATCATCTTCATCGAATTTATAATCAGTATCTGTAAAATTAGTAAAAAAATCCATACAAGCTTGCTCGCTTTCAAACTCTTTACTTGCCTTGATTTCAAATTACAAATCCTGATTACCATCATATCCACGACCTAAAACAACTACAAAAGGCTTATTATCCCTTAATTCAACACTTGCAACAAATGAGTGACAATCTTCTAACTTATGCATGTTTATTTACCTATATATTTTATTGTACATACTCCTGGAAAATTTAAAGGGTTGAAACCCTTTAAATTAAGCAGCACCACGAACAAAGTTCAAGACAGCTTTCATACCAGAGACACCAGCACGAACCACCAACACAGTTGGGAAATAAGCGGTCAATGTGGTTAAAATCCCTTTAATTGCTTCTGCAGCTCCCTCAGCCATTAGCATGTACCCCTTTCTTCTTTTTTCTTTTATGCCTACCACCCACCCTTATTACTAAAGAATAGTGATAGAATTAACTACAAATTTACCTTTTGAATTAAGCGTACCATTCAGTTCGACGTTAGCCGGATACTTGGTCACTTGATTCAACACATTTTGAGCGACTGAAATATCAACATTAAGATTAATAATTTGAAGCGGCTCATTTTTCGGGGAGTTATCATCATAAACAATAACTTTTCCACCTTGGACTTGCTCCCCCTCATCATTTTTAAAATCGTATGTAGATACGGATAGCAATTTATAACTCATTTTTTCACCTCATTTTCTTAGTCTTATAAGAGGCCTTTCTTTAATTTTTTTATCAAGCTATCCTTAACTTGATATATCCATTATATATTAAAGTATCATATTTGTAAAGTAATTTTAAGGTTATTTTAAGACGTCTTTGCTATATCTGTCTATATCAGATAAAATTTTTTCTAAGAAATCAGGATTTTTCTTGATTTCTTTTTTAAGCCACGGCTTGACTTGATGCTCATAATAAGAGGACACCGTTTCAAAATCACTCTTAACTAGCTTTTTTTTGAGAAGCTAAAACACTCAAACTCAATATCAAGATACTTGCTAGCTAAAATGCCGAACAACTCCACAGCATCAATAGAGGTGCGAACATAATCACGAGCAAGCCTACCCTTGAGCTGAAACTCAAAACGAACCCAAGAACGAAGATAGTCCGTATCTTCTTTTTTTAGCTGACCCCCTTTTTCATAAATACGAAGTATCAAATCATTAGAGCCAAAGTAATAGGTACGACCACCGCCAGAACCAAAACTTTCTAGATATTTTTTGAATTTCAACCTCTTAACAAGTGGTTTATAATTACTAATATCCTCAAAAGAATTTAACCTAACATCGATGCAGACATCAAAACGCGATACCCTCTCCAAATCACAATTTAAAAGCAAATACTCATAAATCCCGCTTTCATCAAAGCCTGACTTGTCAACCCAATTCATCGGGCCATTTCCCTTATCCATCACCCTAGACCTAATTTCTAGCTCCTCTTCTCGCAAAGAGTAACTCAAATCATCTGTACTAAAAGTCAACCAGTCAAACGCTGGCACTCTTAAAATTTCCATCTTTTCTCTCCAAAAAAAAATTCGATTTAAAGCGTATTTTTTATTTTGAACCCCGTGTTACAGAAACGGGGTTTTTTTTCGCTCGCTGGAGCTCGTCGGCTAAAGCCGACCTGAGCCCTCAGCTGAGCTCTGAAACATCATAATCAGTGTGCCAGTCGGTCTTAACAATGGCTTTATAGTCATATAAAGACCTTATCCGCTTATCTTGCACAAACCAATCCGAAACCCGCTTTATTTTTGGCGCCGATTTGCCCGTACGAACCATGGTATTCACACCACCGGCAGCATAGTAGTACTCGTAGTCTTGCTGCGAGAATCTACGAAACCGAGTTAAACGACCGAAAAAAGTATGACAATCGTATACATAATGAGCTAATTTGCGAAATTTAGTATCTAACAAAGAGTAATCTTGAGTTAACAAAATAACCCACTTGCCAGCCCCTTTCCTCGTTTGCATAAGAAACTTCACTAAATCCTCGGGTACATCAGATCGAATCTTACTCGCAAACGTTGAATTCGCTTCATCAACCAGCACGACAACCGGCTTATCATAGATATGTAATACATTTCCCATTGTAAGCGGCAAATCCACCAGAGGGCTCTCGATATTAGATATCACAATAATATCTTTAAAAACTCGCTTTATCTTTCTTACAAGGTGGATTCCACACATGGTCTTACCAGAACCAGTCTTTCCAACAAAGATATCACAGCGAGCATATTTATTAAACTTATCAACTACAGACTTAACATTAAAACTATCATAAATTGACAATATAAATGCATAAACAAATAAATGTAACGGAATCACGCTAAATCCTTTCTTTTTTTCCGAACGTTTTTGTCTCCAGGTAACCAGGTATTTTGGATTTTTTCCGAACGTTTTTGTCTCCAGGTAACCAGGTATTTTGAATTTTTTCCGAACGTTTCACCACGTTAAAATCACCCTCTAATTATTTTAACTAAAAAAACCGCAATCTTAACAGAATACTCTGCCAGCCAAACGACTATGAACGTTGTTACCAGAGCCAGAAAAGCTGGCATATCAATCCATGTACCAAACCAACCCGGCAAAGTGAGACTGGCAACCGCAATATTAAGCGGCGGCAATATCGCAAAAAGGAGTTTAAACAAAGTGCAACCAAGCAAAACTAAAACATTAATCATACTATTTCAACCTCTTATAGAATTTTTTCATGATGAAATAATTTGCGGAAAGTGTGAAGATAAACTTTGTAAAGTTTTTAGATATAAGCTGCCAATAACCCGCATGAGTGTATCCAGTCCCTAATTGATTTAACACCTCTATACCACCATAAACTGGAGTATTCTCACCGTAATTATCTTCTTGATTTATCGCCCATTCATAAAGTACACCGCCACCATTAGCGTTTACCTCAAATGCTCTCGTACCCTCTGGAGCACCAACACCAGCAATCACAGAATTAAATTGTTCTTTTACGAAATCTTCATCATACAAAAGCCAAGACAGAAGCTTATCCCACCAATTCTTGTTCTTATCGTCTTTTTCAGACTTTTTCTTATCTTCTTCCTGTTTTTCTTTCTGCTTCTTTTCTTTAGCGTCATTTTCAAAAGCATTTTCATCCACTTCGACATTGACCCAATTTAACGACATTTTAGCCTTATCTTTCATAGCTTCATACTTGTTACCCGAAAGAAATTGGCCATTTTCTTTAACCAGTACACTATTTGAAATCACAGCATCACCCGAACGCTTAAAGTAATCATAGGCATGACTCACACCATCAGCCGGCGGATTAGCTTCGCTATACTCAGTTAGTACGTCCCGAGTAGGAGACTGTGGTGCATAGCCATTAGACCCCCAAATAGCAGAAAGAGATTGGAATTGCTGCACACGCTGACCGCTAGGAACAAGTTTTCCGTCGACCTCTTTTGGTGTGTTAACATCTAATCCCCAATATCCCAAAGTATTGTCGTCTTTCGCCCAATCTGGACGATGTGGAAGATTTTTAAAATAATCCCCATCAACCAAATAGACACCCGAAGTCTTGCCGTCAAATTCTCTCCAGGGCTTCTTTAAATTAAACTCAATCGGTCTATTATTTTTGTCGAAAAAACTTGCTTTTGTCCCCGATTTTGTTTCATGGACAATCCCATTTTTTGAAACCACAACAAAAGTTACCTTGTTAGTAACATAGTTTTTCTCTTTTGCGCCTTTCAAAAACCGAAGAAAGCCGTCAAAAGCCTCTGAACCGTATGAATAAACCGTATCAGACGGATAGGAGCGGATGTCATACTGTACCACAGAAGCCTCCCAACCTTTTGGTAAGTCAAAGTTTCTGTCGGTACCAGCAATCTCAACACCGTCGACCTTTACTTTACCGCTTGGAAATCTTCTAGTTTCGATTTGCTGGTCGGCGAATACCCTATCAGGATACCAAATAAAACAACATAAACCAATAATATACAAAATGAGAATCGCAAGCATAATCAACCAAAAAAAACCATTCTCAAATATTTCATCTTCTTTATCTTTTTTCAAAAAAATCAC